TTCTTTTTATACAGGATTATCTTTAGTAAACAAAGATTATGTAGATTGAGAAATTGAGACAGCAAGTTGATTCTATGTACATCTAGAATGAGACGAAGAAATAAATTGAATAAAGACTTTTTCCGACAATACAGTATTTAATTGAAACACATTTTTCAATGGAACTGCAACATATATAAATTCAACAAATTTAGATGTAGAAGATAAAAATATCTTCTTGTGAGTAATAACAGGGGCGACTGATATAACTGCAAATTGAGGTGGTACTTTATTGAGTTGAGACAATCAACATTGACGAACTTTCGACAATGCTAATGATAGTTTTGATATAGAAACAGATAACTTAAATGTAACAAACTGAGCAGAATATAGAATAAATGATGTAAATATTTTAGCAAGCACTGTTGCAAATAGTACAACACTTGGAGCAACACAAAATGCAATAAGTGGATTCGTATATTGATTATGATATTTAACAACAGAAACAGATCCAGTATGGAGTGCAGTTTCTGCTGATTATCTATTAGTAGCAGATAGTTGAACTTATTATAATAATACTATAGCAAGTTCATTATTGCCATACTTAACAATAGCAAATAGTGGAAATTACTACGATACTAACTTTGCTATAGATAGCTGAACTTATTATGATGCAAACATTGCTAGTTCTCTATCTCCTTACTTATTGTTAGCAAACAGTTGAGATTACTATACAACAAATCCTTTAAATTATATAACTTTAGCAGAAGTACCTGCTGACGAAAATATATATAATATTGATTGAACTTTAACTTCTGATAGAACAATAAGTGCAGGAGGAAACAGTCTTACTATAACATGATGATTAAATACTTTGATAGATAGTACATATACAAGGATTAAATCTTCAACTGATGCAAACACTTTTGTAACAGTAACAACAGATGATGTATCTATCAACTCATCAGATAATATAACAGTATGAGATACTGCAAACGAAATAATAATTTGAGATATATACGATGCATGATTTGATGAATCTTATATGGAGATGGATGTTCTAAATAAAGATCGAAAAGTATCTTTGAATTGAGCTAGTGATCTATTATCAATGTCTAATTGAGCTTTCTCTTATGCAGGATGAGCTGGAGAAATGTTTTTCAATAGCAATTGATTTGCTATGTATACTCCATGACTACCAGCAACTAGAAACGAAATAGGATATGATACTACGACAAAAATAGCAACAGTTAGAGGGCAAAGTTGAGTAACTTTGACAACACAATGAGCTGAAATACTTATGTCTCCAACACTAATACAATCAAGTATAAACGATAGTTATATAGCAATCGCAGATAGTCCGTGAGCTGAATGAGTGTATATATCATCAAAAGAATGACCGGTATTTATTGGTTATTATGACAGTCAAACAGTACCAGATACAGATGAAGTAAATATATGAGCAAATACAGAGATTAATCTTAAAGTTGCAAGTGTAGGATTCTGAGAAAGATTATTGGTAACATCATGAGTTGTAGCAATATGAAGTGATCAAGTATCAGTGCAAGCTAGAAACAATGTTTGATTACTATTAGATTGAGGAAATCTACCTATATACATGTGATATAGTATGTGATGAGTACCAACACCTGATACAGATGAAATATATATGAGTGCAAATACAGATATAACAATTGAAACTCCAATAATGGAATTGACTGGTTGAGTTATGAGGATGACAGATAATGGAAGCTCACGACAATTTGCAATAAATATTAGCTGAGAGTTAGATGTTCAATTCCTATCGTGATCTACTCGAGAAACTGCTTCAACTTTTACAAAATAATCTTTTAAAAAATGGGACAAAGAACCAATGAACTAGAATTACTAGCAAATGCAGTAGCTCTAGCAAATGCTCAATCTTGATATGTTAAAACATACGCAAAATCAGATGATCTATTATATAAGATCTGAGATGGAGCAAAAAGAGAGGAGCTAATATTAGATACAACATACCAAACATTATATCAAGCATATGCTTATAATATGCCTTGATGAGCCAGCACCGTAAACGGGATAACCACAACGGCGGCGACATGAGCTTCATTGAGTGGAAGACGATCTTTCTTATGATTCGATGATGCAAATGATATAAATGCTATGGCTTTCACAAACTTTGAGCTACCAAAAAACTATATAGCAGGTAGAGATATTAAAGTTGAGATCCATTTCACATATTCTAGTGCATCAGGATGAGATATACTTCGAGGGTTAGGACTACAAAGGGTAAATGATACAGATGGGTATGAATGAGACGGTTGACCATCTGAATTTGATGAAACAGTATTCTCAGCTTGAATACATACAGATTTTGAAGCTGAGAAACATGAATTTGTATTTGATGGAACAGGTTATGGACCATGAGATACAGTATCTGCTATGGTATATAGAAACACAACAGGATGAAATGCTGACACATTAGCAGTACCAGTATATGTAAACATATTATCAGTATACTCTTAATTTATATTATTAAAGATCTATCATTATGAAATATACAGACACTCCTCTAGCAGAATTGAATTCTCTAGGGGCAACAGCAATAGATACTATAGATACAGCATCTGTTGAATTAGATAAAGTAAACAAAGAACTATGAAAAAGAAAGATGCCAAAACTACAACTTGCAAAAACAGCAAAAAGAGCTATCAAGATATTAGACAAAGAATAAGAAACTCATTTTATATCTTTCATAACAATGACAGAAAGAAAAAGAAAATTCAATGCATTAGGGATCATTTCAATACTTGTAACTGTTGTTTGATGAGCCATATTCTACGGAGTTCAGGCTTGATCATTATCAAGACAGGTAACAGTAAATGCAATTAATATTGAAAAAGAATCTATTGAAAGAAAAGAATTAACTCTAGAAGTTAAGGAAATTTCAAAAACTATTATTGAAACAAGTGCATGAGTTGAATTCCTAGTTGATCTAGCTAAGAAAAGATAATGTCAGAAAAGATGCATTTTAGTCCATGATTAAGTAAACACTACAGTCCTAAAGATTTTAATAGCGATGAAAATAATATGAATAAATGATGCGAAAACTTTGATGTAGAAACAGTAGGCGATTTCAATATGCTTATGTGAACATCTACAGAAGATGTAATAGTAGAAACACATAGACTTATACGTGAATGTTTGGGATGTAAAAGATTCCCAGATTGTACAAAAAGACACGAATTAGTTAAAATATTAGATGCAAATCCAAAAGTATAATTTTTAATCTTTGATATAATTACACATGAAAACTAATAAAAACCGATGGAAAAGTAAAACAGTATGGGCAGGAGTTGTAGCAGGATTGGTTAGTATAATGGGTTTTGTTGCAACAGTAACAGGAAATCCTGATCTATCTATTTCAGCAGAATTCCAAGCACAGATTATGCAAGCAATTATGAGTATGGTAACAACTGCATCAGCAATAATTGTTATTATAGGAAGATTTAAGGCAAGCCACAAAATTAAATAATTTTAATTTTCTAAAAACCACACGAAATGTTAGAAAACCTAGAACTGTATTTAGATGCAGTAGATCAAGCAGATTCAAGAGATTATTCATATGAGGATCTATATATGAAAGAATATTGAATGTGAAAATCACAAAAGCCTATTCGAGATAGAAAGGTAATGAAGATACGAGATCAATTTGATCAAACAAGTACATATAAAGCATGTACAGAATATTCATTATGTAGTGCATATAATGCAAACAACGTAGCAGAATATCTAGAAAAAGATCTAGAATTCAAACAGCTAAATCCAATGTATAGATGGCACGTTTATCAAAATACTAGATGACGACCAAATACAGGATCTACACTCCAAAAGATGATGAAATTCTTTATTAAAAACAATTGGATTGAAGGATATATGAGAGCGGATACTATGGAATGATGTAAGAATGCTATAGATAACTGATTCATAATATATACCTGATCATCTAAATTTGATTGGAGAAAATCATGAGCTTCATGAGTAGCAGAGCTATGAAATTGAGGATGACATGCATTTATAATTGATTGATATAATAACAGATGATTTACATGTCCTAATTCTTTCTGAGAAGATCGATGAGATGGATGATATTTCACTGTACCATATGAATACTTTGATAAAATGTTCTCTAAAAATGTTATAATAGATAAAGATGATACATGAATAATTAGTAGATTAAGTTTTGATAGAGAGTTCCAAAAAGCTATCGAAGCTGGAATCACTAATTGAGAAAGACCAAATGAGCCTGCTACTAGAAAAGAGACAGCAGTGATGATTTATAGATCTCTTGCAATTAAAGATTAGACTAATATATTGTAATTAGTTCGTATATTGAACTATTATTAGTATTAACTAATAGAAAAGGAGGTGTTACATCTAGAAAGAGTGGATTTTATATCTGCTCTTTTTCTCTTGCAATTAAATCCTATTAATATATCAAATAGGTGCGGAAACTTCGATTTGACAATAGTCATGATTGAAGACCTATCTTCCTAAGGGAAGGTAGGTTTTTCTTTATATGGAAACTTTTGGTTATCAGAAAAAGTAATATTCTACTTGTATTAGTAGAAACAAATAATATATTGGAGTTGAAATAGATTTAATTCATTATAAATTGTATGAACAAAGAACTGTGTATAGCTATAGTACAAAACATTATAGCAGAAGTAAAATTAGCATATCCATTTATGAAAATAAACCGCACAAAAGTTATGGAATATGTAGGATATGATAAAACATATCTATATGCATACCAAGAAGAAAGACTATCTGTGCATGTATACTCCAAATTAGTAACTGTACTAAAGGAGGTAGATATAGATGAGATGGTTATTGAATGGATGGCAGAAAGTAAATTAGACTGCTCTTTGGGGGAGAATAAAATACCTGTATCCACAGAGGATACTTTAGAATCTAAATTAGATGATGTTACATGACCCGAAAAATCTGAACACTAAGATTATTTTAGGATTAGTATTTATTTTGATCATATTAGTGATCGCTCGATGGAATTTAGTGTATTGAGAATCACAGATGATAGTAACTACTACAACGAATGTACAAACAGTTATTTTAGAAAAACCAGTCCAAAGAGAACTGGTAAAAGAGAAGAAATTATACAAAACATGGCGACCAAAAGATGATCCAAGACAAGAATATATCAATGAAACGTATAAATTATGATGAATGAACAAAGTTGTATTAAATGAATGTGAATGGTATGATCGAGATCCAAATAAAGTATGAGATGGATGACATGCATATTGACTATGTCAGATGAATGATAGATTCCATGATATACCTGATCAATACTATACAGACCGAAGATTCCAAATTAAGTATTGCTTTGAAAAAAGAAATTGAGGATCTCTATTTTATTGACCTGATCGTGCTGACTGAGAGAATTGAGAGAAATGTATGAGTTATGCACCTAGAAGATTTTATTTAGAATAAATACACACAATGTGAAAACCAACATATACATTTGATCAGAATTGAAATATTACACATATAAAGCAAGAAATAACAATGACAATGGAAGAATTATTAGATTATCATAGACCAAAAATAGATCCATTAGACCTAGATCTTATAGAAAGCAAATTTTGAGAGTTCGATGGATATATAAAGAAGAAGAAAATACTTAAACTACTTAAAGATCATAACCTATTAAAATAACCTTTTAAATTATAAATCGTATGACAATGATTAAAAAAACACTAACAAGAAGAAGCTTTATGAAAAAATCAATGGACAAGGAAAAGGGTAAAGACAGAAGGGTAAGACTATCAAAAGATGACAAAGTAGAGATCAGAAAACTTTACAAAACCTGATCGTATACTTATAAACATCTAGCATTTAGATATGGTGTAGTAATTTCTACTATATTTTGTGTTATACATCCTGATATTTATCAAAAGCATCTTAAAGCTAGGAGAGAATGGTGGAAAACAAATAAAGATCGTTATAGTAGATCTTATATGAATAGTGCTGGTAGGGCTACAAGACTTTGGAAAGCAAACCTATATAAAAGATATATTTTAAACATACAAAATATAAAACTTAATATTTGGAAAAAATTAACAATACGATTAAATATATAACATTTTATATTAAATAACTACACACATTATGGCTACAAAAATTGAACTAGAAAGAAGAATAGAAAACCTAGTAAAAAAATTAGATACTAGAGAATATAATATAGATGAATTAAACCTAAAGAATTCTAGATTAAAAGAAATAAATGACTGATTACAACAATCGTTTGATAAAGCTATAAAATTTGAATGACAGTATTACTGATTCAGAGAAGCTACTATTATTGCAAATTGATGATCTAATTATGCTATGAGAGAATTAGATATTAGAATGTGAATGGTAGCAACTGCGGAACAAACAGAACGCAATAAACATAATTTTAGATAAATAAAAACTACACACAAAATGTGAAAAACTTGTGAAAAAAAGAAATGCAATTTATGTTGATTAGAAGCAAACAAGGTATATAAGAAAAGATGATATGAGTGAACCTATTGCATATCATGCTATACAAAACTAGCAACCAAAAAGAAATGCTAAGTATTTTATTATGTCTAAAAACTACACATGAAATTAAATATAAAATATACATGAAAACGATGGAATATTAGAGATATATATATGTATATAAAATATAAGATATTAGAGGATGAAGAAATGAGATAAACAAAAGAAGATAGATAAAATTTATGAAGTGATAGCAGATAAGACACTTAGTTTTTGATGTAGAATATCGGTATCAAAGATTAAAAATAAAAATGCAGATATGATAAACAAGGCTTTAGAATGATATATTGAATTTATAACAGAAAGATTTGAATTTGATTGAACAGAAAATTGAATAGAGGTTATATGAAACTTTGGAGATATTATGATAATAGATAGAAAATATAAAATAATCTGACACCCAGTAATGATATGAGATTGTCTGGACCGGATAGAGCAGAATGATGTATGATGAAGTGTTCGCAAGCAAGAAAGAATAGAGGCTTGAACTATGTTATACTGGAACAATAAACGTGGACCAATAGAAGACCAAAGCGAAGAATGTATAGACTTAATATATAACCTTTTAACCAAATAAAACCTATAACAGTATGAACCAAACCAAATAGAGTATATATTTATTATTTAAAACCACACGAAATGGATAAAACAGAATTACTACAAATCTTAGAAAGATATGAAAATGATATATCTTTTATGAAAAGAAAATTAGGAAATATAGAAACGATATTAATAACCATTGCGGGGATTGGTATTTGAGCAACAATTAAACAATCATTGAATAAAAAAGAACAAGAAAATCTGACAATGTGAATCCACAGTCTTATGGATTCTTTGGATATGGAGGAAGACTAAGACTAGAACTAAGAAGATAACAGGAAGGTAACAGCCTGTATACAGACTGGCTTATATTATGTTATATTATATTATATTATAAATCGTATGGCAACAAAAAGACAAATTGAAACAAGACTGCGAAAAGATACATATATCAAAAGTTTGAAAGCAACAGAGAAATTATTGTTTGTATATCTTTTGACGAATTCATTTACAAATATAGCAGGAGTATATGAAATAGGGATAGATGAAATGATAATAGATACAAAGTTATTAGAGTGGCAGATCATATCCATATTGAAAAAGTTTGAAGAAGATTGAAAAATAGTATATAAGAAGAACTGGGTTTACATTAAGAATTTTATCAAATATCAATCTAAGAATCCTTCTATTATACAAGGTATTGTAAAAGAAATTGATATGATTCCTAAATGGTTTCTGAAAGAGATAGATATACAAATACCTGTAAGCAAAGATACAAAATATATTAAAGCAAAAAAGAAGATCACAAAGAAATACGAAGTAGATACAAGTCCAAAACCTATTATAGATAAAGACAAAGCTAGAGAAGCATTAAATAGAGGTAGATGAAAATAGTTTTATTATATTAAATAACTACACATGAAAATTATTAAAAAATACATGCATAAAACAAATAACTGGAAAGCAAATGAATTCTCTAAAACACATTATCGTGTATATTTTGGGGATTACTCTAATCCAGCTGAATCTCTGCTAATACCAGCAACAACAATCGAAAATTCCTCTGATCGAATAGACGTAACAGAAACAAGTATTGAACACAAACAGAAATTTTTGTGAAAGAATTTCGAGCATAGGGATGATCATGGAGATGATAACTTATATCAGGTTGTTGCAATAGATATACACAATAGATATATAATGATGATGGTTTGGGAAGAATTAGAAGAAGAAGTATTTACATATACTGAATACGATCTTTTAAGATGTTTTAAACCTTTTAGCGAAAAAACAACATGAAATTAGATAAAGCAATATGTTATATAAGATGCAAAGATTGTGAATATAAGGAATACATATATTGAGATTATTCACTAACTTTATTTGCTAAGATATTAAAAAAGAAAGCAAAATGTCCTAGTTGTTGAAAAGGTACTGTTGTTTGACCATGAGATGATTAGTTTTATTATATTATTAGAGATCATGGAAAAAGTAAAGATGACCGCAGAGATATTACAAAATGCAATGGATCATATGAAAGCACCATATCCATACACAGAACCATGAGATCCTCGAGGTAAACCTTTATCTAAATGGAAATTATCAGGTAGAAGGCTTAAAACTCAGCTATTTTATAGATATATTAGGATTCCGTTTACAGAGAGATTGATTAGATTGTGGAAAAGGAAACCTGATGGATTTATTGTTACTGCAAAAGAAGTTTTGTAGTGCTTCCCATGAGATGATAACGATAAGTTAGCAGAAAAGGTATAATTACTACTTGTATTAGTAGAAATAATCTCTATTGTAAAGAAGAACTATCTTTTATATTTAAAAATCACACGTATGACATGATTAACTGATTTATTTAAGCCATTTGAGGTAAAACGAATGGTACAAACAACTTACAAAAACGATACAAAATGTATCTGTGTAGCATACTTTGATGCTAGAGATACTATGGATCAATTAAACAATCTTATTGGTATAAACAACTGGCAAGACAAAATTACTACAGTTGCAGGAAAAACTGTATGTAGTATCTGAATTAGAGTAGATGGAGAACGATTACGAAGATCTGATATGGGAGACACAAAGGAATGAAAAGAGAAGACTACATCATCATGAGCATTTAAAAGAGCAGGAGTAAAGCGAGGTATTGGTAAATTTACTTATGATATACCTAACCAATATCTAGATTACAAGAAAGTTTGAAATTACGGACATGCAGTATTTGGTTGAGAATCTTTGAAGAATCCTATTGATCTATCAAATCATTGTAATGATAACTTCATGCAAGGTAAGGTTGATTTGCCTGAGAAGATCTATGATGTAGTACCAGTAACTACTGAGTTATTGCAATCAGCTAAAGACAAATTAGATCAAATTGCCAAAGGAAATATTGACAAATTAGAGGTATTTGCTATTTCAAAAGATCAGAAAGGTATCATCAATGAACTTATGGGTATTATACCTGAGTTTGCTATGACAAAACCTACATGTTATTGAGAAGCAGAGGATTATATAGCAAAGTTCAAAAAGCAGTTCAGAGGTAGTATAATCTCTGGAGAACATAAACCTGATGCTGATTATATTAAAAAAGTATTTGGGGATGTAGAATCAAAAAAGATTTTATCTGAGTTAAAGAAAAAATAAGATGATAACAGTAATTATAATATTATTTGTACTTATAGCAGTATTATTCTGTGCGGTATTATGACTGATTGATAGACTAGAAAAATGAGAAGCAGATAATATAAAAATTAGAAAAAATGCATCTGATTATGTATTAGATACAAATAATTCATTTAGAAAAGTTCAGGGAGATATGGAGCATTTCAAAAGTGAATTAGAGAGTCATGAAGAAGAAATAGAAGATCTTGCAGATGATACAGATAAATTCTTTTATTTCTATGCTATAAAATATTTGCTAGAAGAAACAAGACTAAAAATCGACTCAAACAGTACATTATATATTGTTATTGAAGGTAAGGAGATAGACGAAATAGAGATGACGATCGAGGTAGAATGAAAAAATATAGAATTATCAAAAGATTGATTAACATACCTTGTTAGTAGATTTTGAACAAGAAACCTAGAGAAATAACCTTTTATATTAATTATATTAAAAAAAATGAACTCTACATGACTATGACCATCAGTGGAAAAAATGCCTGAATTATCTTTCTGACAAAAGTCAGTTTGATTAAGATTTAATCCTAGTTGAGATGATCAGGTATGAAAACTTAAACAACTATATGCTACAATTATTGATAAAATGGATGCATTAAGAAATTCAGAATGAGCATGAAAAGAGACTAAAAGACTAGCAAGTATTGCTATTACAGAAGCACAATCTGCACAAATGCGAGCAGTAAAGGCACAAACACGAAGTGATTAAACTTTTTTATATATTATTACATTTAAACAAAATGAAAAGAGCATTACAAAACTGACTTACAGTATTGGCTATACTATGACTAGGATTCCTAATTTGATTAGTAATCTTTGGAGGAGCATGAGACGATTCAGCTAAGTTAGAACTAGCAGTAGAACAAAATGAAGTATTAGAAACAGATCTAGCAAATGCAGTAAAAAGATCAAACATGTTATTAACAGAAATTACAACATTGAAAGAAACACCAGTTATAGTAGTAGAAGAAGAAGCAGAAGGAGCAATTGATATGATAGAAGATATTGTAGCAATATCAGAAAGACCAGCAGTAACTTATACAACTAAAGATGCTGAATGGAATTGGAGTTTAAAATCTAGCACATCAAAAAATGTATTCAGAAATCTTACAAAAGTTTCTTACATGGATTGACTAAATGCTACATTTGTTAAAGCACCGCAAGATGCTATTGGATGAAAATTAGTAGTAACATTAGATGTTGATGGAGTTGCATATTCTGCATATCCAATGCATACATGGAATGTTACGGTATGATATACTGATTGTAAAATCGCAGGAGTTCTTGATAGAAATTCTTTTCCCGCAAAAAGAATTGTTGATTTATCAGAATTAAACTGTACAAAATGAATAGTGAATGTTATGGAAGATCTAAAAAACTGAGCAAGAATTGCCATATACCATGCAATGGATAATGGAATCAGTTATGATGGTCAAATCGACTTCTATAAATAAAACTACACACGGCTTGGTAGCACAAAGAGAGGGCTATCATGATCTCTAGCAAGGTGGGGCTACGGATACTGAATCATGTCATACGATTCGATTTGGGAGGTTTATTAAACATTTTCCTCCCATATAATGCAGGGAGAGTGCTGGTTCTCGATCTCGTCTCATAAGCGAGGTTACGGTCGTTCGATTCGACACTCTGCAAACTTATTTATTATTTAAAACTACACATGGAGAAATTAGAAATGGGAGACGTTGTTTATTACATTGAATGAGATACAATTCAATGACAAAGTATTATTTCAAATAAGCTAAGAAAAAAGATCGAAGAATCATGAATGCTATGGACTAAAGATCTAAAATTAGCTGAGAAAGCTTTAAGAGATAATTTATGAAAACAACTAGATGCTCATGTTAAAGATCAATTAGGAAAATTTATCCGTAACAAATAGAAGCATGGTAAAAAAGACTTGAACAATGAAAGATCTAGCAAAACGTGCCAAAAAAACGTGAACAAGTACAGCAAAAACCACAAAGATTAAGAAACAAATAGTTAAGAAGAAACAATCTAGAGACGAAAGAATCTTAGAAATTGAAATAAATAATAAGAAATGAATTAAAGTAAATACCAACATATGAAAATGATCGCCTTCAAAATATAAACCTAAATATGTAAAAGAGATGCTTGAATATTTTGAGAATCATGTAAAATGATGATACTATGAAGAATATATTACAGAAGAATTTGTATGAAAAAATTGAGTGATGAGGGAGAGAATCAACACTAGACCAAAAGCTCCACCACGATTTGAGTGATTTGCAATGAAAATATGAGTTGATGTTAGAACACTTAGGAACTGGGCTACTGACAGAAATGAAGGTAAATTATTATATCCGTCTTTTTTTCTATCGTACAAGAGATGTTTGAGTATCCAACTAAGAATGCTTAAAGATCTAGGTATAACCTGACAATACAATTCAAGCATAGCTAAATTATTACTAAGTGCAGAGCATAGTATATTTGATCTAAGAGAAGATCAACAATCAACATCAGATTGAAAGAAGAAACAAGAACTTAATGAGAAAGACCTAATGGAGGAATTAGGAGAATTTTTTGCAAATTGAAAGAAATAAATGACACAAGATTACACTTTAAATAATGTTATGGATGTACCTGAGAACTTTTTGATAGAAGAAATGTTAGATTTTTCTTGATTATCTAGAGAAGAAACATTGGAGAAGTGGAGATCAAACGTAAAATATTCAACAGAACAAAGAGACGAATATATAAAACAAGTACAGCACAACAATCTGAAAAAAAGAATATCTATAATGAGACGTGCTGAATGAGATAAAAAATTCCAAGAGTTTTATTTAGAACAATGTAAAAAGAGTCCATTAATGTTCTTTGCATTATTCTTATGGACATATAATCCTAGACTAGATAAACCGCATCTACCGTTCATACCATATCCATTTCAAAACGATTTTATATTATCAATAGTTAATAGTATTGAGAAATGAGAAGAAGTATTTGTAGAGAAAACTAGAGACGTATGATTCTCATGGCAGATGATCTGAATATATACACGATGATGGTTATTTCACTGATGGAGTACATTATCATGATCATATAAAGAGGATTATGTAGATGAGCAATGAAATATGGATAGTAACTTTGAAAGATATAGATACGTATTGTCTAGGCTTCCTGAGTGGATGCTACCTGACGATATGGCATCAAAATATATGAGTATATCATCAAAAGAAGATTGAGACAAAGAGATAGCAGGAGATTCATGACCTAACTTTTGAACATGATGACGTAGAAAAAGTGTATGGTTAGATGAGTTTGCATTATGGACTAGAGACTCTACTGCATTTAGAAAGACAAAGGATGTTACAGATTGCAGAATATTCTGATGAACTCCTGAATGAACCAACAACGTATATTGAAAAGTAATGACCAACCATAAAGATTATAAACATTATTTATGTAAAAAGATCAGATTACATTGGCGTGATCATCCACTAAAAACACAAGCATGGTATGATATGCAGAAAGCTACTAGAACAACATTAGATCTAGCAAAAGAGATAGATATAAGTTATGAAACATCAGTATCATGAGCAGTTTATCCACTATTTACAAGGATGGCATCAAAAGGAACATTTGTATATGACATAAAGAGAAAAACATATTGATCATGGGATTTTGGTAGAGATTCAAATGCTTTTATATTATGGCAAAAGGATTATAAAACATGAATGTTATTTGTGATAAAAACATTTGAAAGAGTATGATGGCATATAAAAGACTTTGCATGATTAGTAATATGAAAACCATATCAATGAAATAATCGAGCATATACTACTGAGGACTATGAGTTGATGGAGTATATGAGAATGATCAGATTTAGTGATCATTTCTGAGATCCATACAATTCTGATACTAAGACCACAGTACAAACTGAGACAATTAGAGAAGCATTGAGAGAAATGTGAATAAATTTAACAACAAATAGAAAATCTACATTGAGAGAAAGAATCAATAAAACTCAATTAATGTTGAATAGAGTATTTTATGATAGCGAATGTCATGATCGAGAACAGGCAATAATTCAATCGCATTATCCACAAATAAAAGAATGATCTGAAAGTACATCAGAGAAGGATAAACCAGTACATGATGAGAACTCTCACTACAGAACAGCTACAGAATATTTTGCAGATAATGAACCAAATCATTTAGAAGATCCAAGCGATTGATGAGTTGTCGTTAATTCAACTTTATTAAATTAGGCTTGATTTTTTAAAATAAACGAATATAAGAAAATAAGTTTTAATTCCAACAATCTATTTTATGGAATTCAAAGGAAAAGATTTAAAAAAGATTAAAGAGCTAACTATATCGGAGTTCACAACCAGTAAAAATGCTTCATCACAAAAGAGACAAACCATGAGAGACAGGACATGGCTCTATAATGTTTCTAACGTTGCGGACGAAAAAGTTAAAGTAAATCTTATCAGAAGTCTAACAAATTCATTATTAGCATTATATTATCAAGACAAATTGAGTATTAAATGGACAAGTAGAGACTTGTATCATTTTATTGAAGCTAGTAATTTTCAATCAGTATGTGAGTATGATTATGATAATCTTTCTATGGAAAAAGCAGATTATACTAATCAAAAAAATAGGTTCACAAAATGAGTATGAATCAGATTATTAGACGGATGGGATGATCGTCAAGACTATAAGAATCCTAGCTACAAAGTAGTAGCACCTGAATCATGGTATCCTGATCCAAGTGGACATACATCAGCTGAGAACTTCCAATACATGGGATTTGAAAGAATTATGTCAGTGCAAGAAGTTAAAGCAAACTCAGATATTTGGATGAATACATGAAAAGTAGAAGCATGACTTTCTCCTGATATGCAGGAAAAGATTGAATCAGATGCAAGTCCTAGAGATATGACAGCATTAGAAAAAGAATTATGATGATCAAATACAGTAATTTATGTACATTATTCAAGATATAAAGGACTTCCAATACAAGTAACCATGCGAGGAGCATCAGAACTATTGGATGTTAGAGTTGTAGAACCATTGATTAGAAAGGTAAAAGGAAAAACAGAAGTCCTAAAATGGATTCCTGTATCTTTGAATTACTACGAACCTGTAGATTGAGATCCACGAGGAATTTGTCTATACGATATAGCAGAAGATAAACAGAAATTAAAGACATTGATGTATAATCTTATCAGAGTACAAGCCATCAAACAAGCATTATGAGGTAAAGTATTCTTAGATAAATCAATATACTTCAAATCTAAAAAGATATTAGAGCAATGAGTACAATGACCACAATATATACCTGTTGATATTAAAAATAACGCAAATATAGGAAATATGATGTATAATGAGCCAGTACAAGGAATGACTCAGGATGTATATAACTTCCCACAATTATTAGATCAACAAGTTCAAGATGATACAGGATTGAGTAGTTTGACTAGATGAGTAGCAGATCCAAATGCAGACACAGCACGTGAAGCTCAGATAGCACAGATGAATGCCAACATTAATTTGATACTCTGAAACAAAATAAACTCACGATGAGAAAAAGACTTTTGGGAGCTATGGTATCTTTATTATAAATTCTACTTCTCTGCTAAAGATGAGAAATATACAGAGCTTAATAGAGGTATATGACAATCATGAGACATATTCTCACGTAAGAATATCATAGGAGCAAACGATCCAAGACTACAAATCCAAAACAAATGAGAATTAGAGTCTAAGAATAAATCAGAATTAGCTACTTTTGAGAGAATATATACATTGACTTTAAACGATCCTACTACTCCACCAGTTGCAAGAAGGTTTATGAAACGTAAACTTTATGCTATGCAATGAATGAGTTTAAGAGAGATCGAGCAATGATGTCCGTATACTCCAGAAGAATTGGATGCGAAAGATCATGTTATATTATTGAATAACAATATGCCTGTGATAATAGAAGATCCTAATGAAGATCATTACACATATCTTTGTATTTATCAATCAGCATTATCTACACCTGCAACAAAGTCAGCAATAGAAATGAGAAAGATGGCATATATACAGAGCTGACAACAAGAATTGATGAATCAAGCATGACCAAATCAAGCAATGCAGAACCATGCTTCAAGACAATCACTATCTCAACAACCACAAAATTGACCACAACCACTTTTAAATAATTACTAAAACTACACATGTTAATACTTACACAAGAAGAAAAAGACTTATTATGACAAGAAGGAGTTAAAGCACTTATTGATGAATTTACAAGAGCATTTTTGGTAAATAAGATCAAACAAACTCAACTTCCTGAAACTATTAAAAAACTAGAAGATTGGTTTACAGATGAAGGTTATGATTACAATCATCTTTATTCTAACGAAGAATTTAAAGAAGAAACTATCAAAAAATTCCCTGATGTAAAAGATCCAATGGAATTAGTAAAACAATGAGAATTGATCAAAACAACCTACACAACTAAGTATTATAAACTTCAAGAAGAACTGGCAAGCTGAGTTGTATTAGAAAAAGAAATAGCAAAATCATGAATAGTATTGGCAGACTTAAAAAAACTTTTAACTAATTAATTTACACACAAATGACTGAAATGACACTAGAAGAAGTAAGAAAACAATATCTTGAAGTTCTAGGAAAAGAACCAAGAAATCAAATCAAAAACAATATTGAAGCAATGCAAAAAGAAATTGAGAAAGCAAGAGTAGTTAGTTCAGAAAACACAGAAAATTGAACTAAAGAAGAAGTTAGTTCAGTAGATGAGACTAAAACTGAAGAAGTAGATGCACCTGATGCACCTTCTGATGAGACTATTGATCAAGGAGAACCTGATGCTGAACCAGTTGCACCAGTAGAAGAAGAAGTTGAAGAAGGATCAGTAAATCTAAAGATCAGAAAAATTCAACAGTTCTACGGAATAAATACTGTAGATCTATACGAAGACGATAAACTTAAAGCACATGAAATCACAAAAGCAGAGATGACAGCTATCAAAAAATGGAGAGCTGATTCTTATGAAGTAAACGATATTGTATTAGACATAAATTCAGCACCTGATTACATCCAAGAGATTATAAGATTCTATGGTATAACTATAGCAGATCTTAAATCTGAGAAATTAATTAAGGCAGTTGTATATGGAAAAGCTACAAAAGCAGATGCAAAATTGGATAAGAAAATACATCAATTAAATGAATACTACCTAAAATTAGTAAAAGAAAACACAGTAAAAAGTGGAGACTATGCAGATACTTATCTGTAATATTTATTATTTAAAACTACACACACATGTCAAACGATCGAATGCAATGATCAGGTTACACTGATTTTGCCAAAACACATCAAGACAAATTACAATGGGGTAAGGTTATAGTTCAATTTGCAACAGAAAAGAATATGAATCCAATAGATCTTACAACAGAAAAGCTTATAGAATTCTGAGTATTGCAGGCAAATTTAAAACCAGCAATGATGGCAGTAGTGGACAAAATCATAGAATTTTATTGAGTAAAACTACGGGAGCTAGAGAAATGAACGGATATTGTTGAAAGATATTGAGTAAAACCAAACCATCTAGATACAATTCTGCAACACTCTGATATTTGAGTAGCTTACAGGAACTTTAAAAGACAATACACATGAGAGGAAGCAGATCACTCTGATTGATCAATACATAGTAATGATATATCAGACGAGGATATTCCAACATCACAAGCTCATGTTGATCAAGACCTTTGAGAAGAAAAGATATTAAAACAAATGAAAACTACTGAAAGGGAGAATCTATTGAAACTTATTGAAACTGAACAAGATAAAGAAAAAATTAAACTGTATAATGCACAACTAACAGTTTTAGATCTTGAACTTAAAACCAATGGTTAATATAGAGGATAAACATCTAAAGGCATTAATAGGAATAACTAAGAGTGAACATCGAGCCTGATTCAAAGAATATTTGGAGATTAGAAGGCAAGAGGTAGAAGATACTATTCGATCGTTACAATTAGACTCTTATAAAGCAAATGGATCTACAGTTTTAATTAGAAGACGTGAGGTATTCAATGAGATAGCTACACTTAAAGAAGATGTTAATGCAGAATTGACTGTAAAAGATCTAGCATCAAGACATGAGAACTTTATGGATGAACTGATAGAATCAATGAGTTAGAATCAATTACTTAAATGTAATTCATTATATGGGTAGTTTGTAGGTTTACGTGTGTAGTTTCCTATAAACTATCCAATATAATGGTTTGTACTGTTATAATGGTTTGCGACACCATATATCAAAACCGTATCCTGAGAAGGAATATTTATCTTTTAATGTTATGCACGATGACACACACCGAAGACGACAAAACTCTAGATGAGATGGAACAAAATCTAAACGATCTAGATCCGAATGATTTACACACTGAGACTAAGAAGGATGACGATTCATCAAAGGAAGATGAAGACGACAGCAATGCAGATGACAAAGCTGACGACACTAATCCTGACGATAAGTCTGATGACGATAAATCTGACGATGATTGAGAAGATGATGACAAATGAGACGATCCTAATCCTGACAAGGATGAAGAACAGAAAAAAGAGGATAAGAAAACATGAGTCAAAAAACTTCTATCTCAAAGAAATGAATCTAGAGAAGAAGCTAAAGCTTTGAAAGAAGAATTAGCGGAAGCCAACGAAAGATTAGAAAAGATTAAGAAGTGAGAACTTGATGATGATTTCGATGACGATGCTGACAAGGACTTAGCACTAATTGATGCTAAACAAGATGTTAAGCTGGTTCAAAGAGACATCAACAAAGTGGAAAAGGGTATTGATAAGACAAGAACTTCTGAACTAGAAGATTTCATGACTGCCAATCCTGACTTAGACGATCTAAAAGACGACATTACGAAATTTGCTAAGGAAAATCCAAATCTATCTATGGATAATGTGTCAAAGTTAGTAATAGCTGAGACTGATCCTACTAGATTATTGGATGAACAACAAATCAACAAACTTAAATGAGGGTTAAAAGTTTGAGGTAGAGATAACAAAACGACTACGAGTAAACCATCCATTGACACTATGAACACTGACCAAATGGAAGCGGAATTAGAAAGTCAATTTGGATAAAACCATTTTATTTGCAACTATTTAAATCATGGGAATGACAACTAAAGGAAACGTCAATACCTCATGACAATTGTTACAAATTCGATTAAACCGCACTGTATTAGAAAACTTCGAGCCAAATTTGAGATTTTACTCTATGGGTAAAAAATCAGCATGGAAAAAAGGGTACAACACTTTGTCTCGAACAAAGGTAGATAGAAAAATATCTACACCTGCATCTGTATTATTGACAGAAGGAGTTACTCCAACTGCTACTAATATAACTACTACTACTATATCTGTAACTGCAAACCAATACGGAGAATTTGCAACTATCACAGATATTCTAGAGGATTCTTCTCCAATCCAAATGATTAAGGAATCTGCAAAGGTTTTAGGAAAAGATATGGCTAGAGTAATGGATTCAGTTATCCAAGCTAATCTTGAAACAAACTGAACAAACGTTATCTATGCAGGATCAGCAACTTCTAGAGCAACTTTGGGAGCTACTGACCTGATGACTCCAACCCTTCTAGCAAAAGCAAACGCATTTTTGTCTACAAAATCAGCTCCTACAATGGGAGATGCTTACGTAGCAGTTATGCATCCTAATGTTATTTACGATCTTCAAACAGGAGCATCAGCATGAGCTTTCTTAGATCTTAAAAAATACACTGATGCTAATGCGAAAGACATCATGAACTGAGAAATTGGTATGTTGTACAACGTAAGAGTAGTAAAATCTGCATGGGTTCAATCTTTCACATCAACAGTTACTGTTTATCCAACTTATGTAATGTGAGAAGGAGCATACGGAGTTGCTGATTTGCAAGCTTTGAGAACATACATCACTCCTAGATCTGCATCTGATTCAGATCCTTTGGCACAAAGACAAAAGGTGGGTTGTAAAGTAGCATTTAATTCTATTATATTGCAACAAGACGCAATGACTAGAGTTGAGTCAGCTTCTACATTAGCATATACATTTAGTTAAGATAACTTAGGAGAGGGATCAAACCTTCTCCTATTTTCTTATTTTACTTTATTACAAACTTAAAAAATGGCATTTTTAGACCATGAAGTGAATTGTCCTGTACTAGATCCTGCTTTGGCAGTATCAGCAGTAGATGCGACAAAAGCTAAAGTTTGAGCAACGTGTTTAGTAAAAATTGGATGAGACTTATCTCGACCAATTGTAGCTGATACAGATCTTACAGCTTTAGTAGGAACAATATCAGATGATTTTCAAGCTATATTTACTTTCTGAGTAAAATATAACGCAACTACAGGACTTAATGAATATACTGTAGAAAAATCTGACGATAAAGCAAAAACATTAAAAATGAATACATGAGAAATTAAAAAGTTAAATAATGAATATGCAATATTGTGATTTATGTTAGTAATTAATGAAAGTTGAGCAGACTTCGTATGAGGTACAACTGAATTGACTGCTACTGGAATCACTACAGTATTTGTAGATTACTTTGGATTCGTGGGTTCATAAATATTATGGAGATCTTCATGATCTCCAATAAAATGATAGTTTATTTTATTATTTTATATAGATCATGGCTAGAACAATAAACGATTATATTACAGAACGATTATTTGATAATGCAAAGAATGCAACAGATCTTACTCCTGCGAAAGCATTAATTCGATTCAATAGATATTTACATAGAGCTGAAAATCAAATAGCTCATTTTGTTATGGAATGATTTTTTGATGAATGATTAACAATTAGTCTTGTTGCTGGTCAAACAGAATACGATCTTCCATTATGAGATTCAGGATCTCCAGCAGTACCTACAATACCTGAATTAAAGGCATTGTTAGAATGTACAGTTAAATATTCAACTACATCATGAGAAGGAAGTTGAGTAAAAGCTACAGAGATGCCAGCAGGAAATCTACCTAATCCAGTTGCACGATATACAGACAATCAATCAGTAGATGCTCCATATTTTAGATTTGATAATAAAAAACTAAGAATATATCCAGCACCTACAATAAATGTTACAAATTGATTAGTATTAAGATATGCTAGAACAAATGTAGATGTTGCATTGACTACAGTAGAATCAGCTCTATCAATACCTCGAGATTATATATGGGTAATTTTAGAAGGAATGTCGTACCAATTAAAGAAAACAAATAAAAGTGTTGATGCTAAGTTTTATAAAGAGGAATGGAATGAAGCATTATTAGAAATGCTAACTGCTATATGAGATAGATACATGCAACCATGACAATATAGAAATCCTGTTTTAACTAATCTTATGCGATTATAATGGCAAAAAAATATCTAGAAAAACAATGGAATAGATGAGAGTCGAAAGATCCTTTTGTATGACACAAAGGACAATTCCAATATGCTAGAAATGTAAATGTTAGAGATATTTCTAACTGAATTTGTCTAAGCTCTTTATTAGAAAATACGAATGACACAGGAAATAATCCGACATCAAGATTCATGTATGTCTGAAATAATCACTCACAGCTAGTAAAAATTGAGACATGATGATTTCAAAGAGCTTTATTACAAAATAATTCACAACGACCTACTACAACACAATTAATCTGAAATCTTACATGAGATTCAGATGATTTTGTATTAAAATTTCAAGAAGATATATGGGCATTTTGAAATGATATAACAGTATTTGATACAACGTTATGACAATGAGCTATAGCACCAATAGCATCTCCAACATATACAGATCCATTTAGTGGTACTGTACATACATTTTGATCTGCAACAGCAGTTCTAGACTACTCTAACACAATGTTATTAGTAGCTGATCATAATAAATTATGGAGATATATACCAATAGCAACTCCTGAACTTCCTATTTGATGGAAAGTTATAAGAGAATTTGAAGATGATTCTGAGATCAAAGGTTTAACTATGGAGGGAAATTATCTAAAAATATATCTAGTAAATAATAATTTAGATACAAAAATTCATTATGCAAAAGGTACTTTCGATGTAGAAGATACATGATTAGTACAAACTGTAAGTTTTGATAGATTATATCTAGAAAGTGTAACAACTGATTGAACATCAGATTATGCATTATTTAGAAATTCAGCAGATTCAACAGAATATATATTATACGAAATAAAATGATATAGTAGGATGGAGATGCAAAGAACTAGACTTCCAAATGATGGATGAGATATGACAACATTTATATGATCTCCATGAAATAATATGGATATTAAAGATGGAGTTCTATATTGTCCTATGGCAGATTGAATACGAACATTTAAGAAAGTAGATTGAATATGGAGTTGATTACTAGAATGGACTCTAGATGATTTTTTGTGAAATTATTATCCATATAATTGTTATATATTTGGAGATTATTTTTATGTAAGTTGCCAATATCAATTTTGATGAGCTTATAGAGAACTTAGAGCGAATACAGAATGGATTAGTAATACATATCAACCTAGTGGATTCCTAATTTGAAGAATATACGATTGATGAATTATGTGAGAAGGAAAAACTAATTTAAAATCAACAATATGATATTTATTGTCTAAAGATAGTGCTTCTGCTTGAAGCATAACAATCAAAATAAGACGTGATAGAGAAAGTACATGATTTGGTAACTTCTACACTATAAAAACTGTAACAGATGTTGATAAGATGTATGCTGATCTATTTCCAACAACAGATCCTGACTTCAATAAAGAATGGAATGTTATGGAGTATCAAATACTTTTAACAAGATGAACAGACGAAACAGTAACACCAAGATTTTATGAACTCAATTTAAACTATGACCTCACAAGAAGAATTAAATCCTAACATGGATGTGGATACGGGGTTCTACGATGATCCAGTTGAAGTCAATAATGATTTCGATGATCCAATCCAAGAAGATACACCATGATTGAATCAGCCAGTAGATAATCTAAGATTATTCGATATGGGAGATTTTTCAAATGAAGGAATGAAAACATATCAGGGTAGAAAAAATTGGAATGTTATGGTATGATCAAAAGGTAAATCAATTGAAATGATACCAGCAGATATATTAAATATGAGACTGGGATGAGACGAATCAAGAAGTTGATCATGAACTCAAATATACGATGATTTCTGATTTGCACTAAATAATGCATCAGATAATATATCAGCTATTGAAAATACCTGAAACATCATTACTATCCAAAGAGATGGGATATATAAAGTAAGCTACAACTTTTGAGTGAATTTTGTATCACATATCACATGATATATATTATGAATAGCCTGTTCTGATGGGCAAACATTGTTCCATAAAGAGTATGCAAGTAACACAGGAATACAAATAAATGTATCAGGATCTATAAGTTGATCATGTTCAGATTGATGATCAGTAAGTGGGTCATGTACAGCATCATGAACAATATATCTAGATGATCTGAGGATGACTAGACAATTTAATTGAGGATATAGAGAATCGTTTATGGAACTGAAAAAATGAGATACTCTAGAGTTCGTAATGTTAGCAGAATATGAAGCAACGTTCTCATGAGAAATAAAACTATTAGAGGATTATACAGATTTGAGTGTACAATATTTAAAATCTAACCGATAAATCATGGTAACTTTTGGAGAAAGGGGTAAAATGAGAAATCTAAATAATGACTACAATGCCTGAAAACAAACAGAAGATAGTGTCTTAAAACAATGACAAAAAATCATTGATTGATCTGATATATCTAACGATATAAATCCAAAAATAGAAACTCCTGCCAATCCTAATGGTACAGCATGAGCTTTAACTAACGTTAGAAATGCTATAGCACCTGCATGAACTCCAAAAGTAGAAGATGTGAATCCAAATATTAATGATGAAACAAATCCAAATAATGTACCTGAAACAGAAATAAATAGCTGAGATCCAACAGATCCTGATCAAGTACAAATTGATTATGATGATGTAAATAATACTGACTTTTTATTCAAACAAATGCTGAATTGAGAGGTAATACAAGGTCAATGAGTAGCAACTGAGAAAGCAAGAAAAAGACGAAATAACTTCAATTCTATATCATCTCTATCTCCTAAACAGATCTGAGATAGTATAATTGCAGGAACATTAGAACAATTTGATCCTTCAATTATAGACATTAAGAATGTAAATCCTGAATTATTTGCATGAATAAGTGCTTATATAGAAGCAAAGCAATGATTGGATGATATAAATGCAGTTTGAGAAAGTATATATGATTCACTAAATACAACAAAAAAAGATGGAGATCCATATGCAAATTATAAAATAAAGACTGATAAAATAACACCTCCTACAACTTTGGAGAAATATAATAAGAAATTATTTGACAAAATTACTGCACAATTCTGAGAGAATTCAGCTGAGATGTTCACAATGACACAACAAATTATGCAGAATCCTGAGATACAATTACAAAAAGATGTAGTATGAGAATTAGACAAACAAAGAATGCAAATGCAAGAAAATATATACAATTTGCCAGCAGATGCTAAAGCAATATTATGATCATCAGCACCTGATTCATTAACAAGTGCTTATATATCTCAACAAACTAGAAACCTACAAACACAGTTGAGAACTATAGATAATGAGTTATTAGTTGAACAATGAAAATTAAGTAGTCAAATGGAAGAAGTAGATACAATATTAGATGCTTTCTATAAAGGTATGAAAATGGATGCTGATCTTGCAGAAGCAGAACTTAAAGCTAAAAAAGGTTCAGGATGATCAGGATGATGATCAAGATGAGGTTGAGCTGATTCGTCATGATATAATAATCTATTTGAAGCAATGGCGAGTTGATCATTTTGAGGATCATATAGCCAAACAGCAATGAAAACATATGGGCTATGACCTACTACAAAAACAGGTATAAAAGAATGGATATGAAATAATAAATCATATGAAGAAATATTAAATCTAGCATGAAGTTCTTATTTCACAGAATGAGATATTGAAGAAATGATTACAAATATGGGTAGAGATGTAATATCTGAAATAAAAGCAGTTATGTCATGATGAGGTACAGAAGAAGAACAAAATACAAAAATTCTAGGTTTATTATGATGAATACCTGAGAAGGTTCAAAAACAATTGTTAAAAAAAGCATGAATTAAATGATCATGGTTCTTCTGATTACGAGGAAGAAGATGAGAAATTTTAGATAGCTAAAACAAATATATATGTGATTATTTGATTTCTTCAATAAAGCTAAAGATAAAGTAATAGATATTTTTGATTGAGAAAATGATGTACCTACACAGACATCACAAGTACAGCAATGATGAGTGAATGCTATGTTATGATCTAATCCTACACAACCAAAACAATCATTAGTTTGAACTGAATGAAAATGATATGTTAGAGGTACTAAGGATAGAGGTGGACTTGCTTCAATAACAGAAGCACCTAGCTTTTTTGAAAAAACCAAAAACTCTTTCACAAATAAACGATGGAATCCAGTACAAGATATGGCTAGACCACAAGAAGAAGTTAGAGCAGAAAAACAAGAAGAATTTAAAGAGTATTGAAATCTAGCATGATCAGCAGAACAAAAAGCACAAATATTAAAAGGTTCAGTAGCTCGTATGTGATTTGATACTGCAAAATGACTTGCATGACCAAATATAAGATCTGCATGAAATCTAATTACAGATCCAGCATGATTTATAGATAAATATTTACCCGATTCATTAAAATGATGAATTATATGAAAATATATATGATCTAGTATTAATCCTGTATGATCAATATTAAATGCTTCATTAAGTTCTAGTATGCAAAAAACTGTAGAATCACTTATAAATAAATGATCAAATACAGTGGTTGATGCAATAAAAGAACAAGAAACAAAGTTTTTTGATAATAGACCACGATTGGATGATCTTCAATCTAAAACAGATCAGAAATCTATGCTAAAAGCATTATATGAATGAGATATAAACACAGTCTGAAATAAGCTTGTATCAGTTATATGACAAAATATTTGACCAGTCCTTGTAACTCTTTTAACAAAGAGTCCTACAGCATGAGGAATGGCATTTCTTCCATTAGAATCAAATTCAATGTTAGAAGATCTAAATACTGATCCAGCAACAAAAGATCTAGATCCATGAACAAAAGATATATTAGCAAATATGTATTGATTAATATCATCTTTCATAGAATGAAAAGGTATGGAAATAGCTCTATCTCCATTAACTATAAAGAAAGCTATAACATGAAAATCATGACCTGCATTATTAAGTGCAGTAAAACAATTAGCTGAAACAATGTGATTTGAATGAGCAGAAGAAGTAGCACAATCAAATCTACAAGATGCGATTGCTATAATTATGTGATCAGATAGAGATTGGAGTACATTAAAAGAAAATTGGGATCTATTTGTTGAAGCATGATTAACAAGTTTCTGAATATGATTACCATGATCTATACAAGCATGAGTAAATCAATCTCAAATAAACAAACAAAATAAAAGAGATGAAGCAATTAAAAAGATAGATGGAAAAAGAGTAGAGGAACAAAAATACCAAATAAAAGAATGAGAAGCAAATGAAAAAACATTCAATTATAAAGAAGAATTAGAGAAGACTCATCAAGAAAAAAGACAAAAAAGAACAGATCTATATGATGAATATAAAGTAAAAGACGAGGAGATTTCTGTTGTATATGATGATCTGAAAGCTCTAAATATTGATAAGAAATGATATTGACCTTGAATATCTACTTTAACTGATGTATTAGAAGAATGAAAATTCAATGAGGTTATTGCAAGAAATTTAACAGACTTTGATTTCTTTGATAGATTACCAAAAAGATCAAAAGATATAATAAATAGACAGATAGAAGTTTTTGATAAATATAATAATGTTAATAAAGAATATGATAAAATATACCAAGATCTAGAAACTAAAAGACGAGATAATTCAAAAAAAGAACTAACAACAAAATTTATAGAAGATCTAAAGACATCAAGTAAAAAGGATATTGTATCAAGACAGATGTTAGAGTGAATGCTTAACAGATGATATAAATGACCTGAAATTAGGATAGCAAAAGAAATATTGGATTCTATGGAATGAGAAAAGGTTAGTAAAATAGAATTTATAAAGAAATTTAAAGATAAATTATTGCCATTAAACGTAAAGGAATCTAGAAAATTTGCAGACTATAATTATTTAATAGATGGAAACAGCAAAGAATATAAAGAATCAGGTAGATATGTAGAAGCAAAAGCTCAGACAACATGGCTATTAGAATCTCCATATGAAACAAAAGCTCAGACAACATGGCTATTAGAATCTCCATATGAAACAAAAGCATCATGATCTCACTTTGGAAATGATACGGAGTCATATTTTTGACATGTAAGGATAGAAGAAATAGAGGAGGATAATATGATAAGATTAATTGAGTTGCAGTCAGATCTAATGCAATGAAGAAGATATGAATGAGATAGTAAACTCCATGATTCAAAATTTTATGTTAAGGAAACGACAAAGCAATTAAAAAGATTAGATATTGAAATAGATACATTACAAAAGCTTAGAGACAATAAAGAAATAGCAGAGGAGATTATAGATGAGAAACATCAGTTATTCAATAGATCTTTAGAGGAAAGAGAGGTATCAGAAAATATAATGATAGAATCTGCAAAGGAACTAAGAGTTGAGACATATATATTAAGATCATTAGCATCAGATCTTTTAGAACATCAAAAAGGAAGTGTTCATGTTGAGAAGACGATTGACCAACTAATTGATTTTGTTGAAGCTAATATAGAAGCAAAGATTATATATTTCAAGAAAGAAATTAAAAACGAGCAGGATAATATAGACAATGCATCAGAAGAAGAAATAACTAAATTGCAACAATTTGAAGATTATAAAAGTAAACGACATGAAAGATTAGTAAAAGAATTTATAAGAGAATCTAAAAGCAAAGGAGCAGAATCAGTACAAATACCAGTTTGAAAGACAGTAGCAAAAATTCAATGATACTTAGAAACAGGATGACAAATGCCTGAATGATTAGAGGTATGAGATGAGCATGAATGAGATTTATGAAATGTAATTGTTACAACAGTTTATTGAGATTGATCTTGATATGGAGTAATTTCTGACTCAGAGTTTGCATTTGAGACAACTGTTGAAGAATTTATAAAGGAAGAAGTTGATAATTTGTTTGAGAATCTTGACGATTATGATGCTACAGAGTTTTTGAAAGCTCAATATCCTGATACAGATCTATGAGATTTAACTGAATCAGAATATGTAACTGAAAATCTACAAAATGAATTTGAGGAGTGGGTAGAAGAAGATAGATATACGAAAGATGATCATGATAGAAAAATGAGAGTATTAGATACACTTGAAAATATGTGATATTGAATGGTTGTAGCAAATAATGATTGAAATATTACAGTATTCAAAGAATGAGCATATGAGGAATTTCAATCATCATGAGATACTGAATGATCAGATCGAGATGAGCAATATGAAAACCTATCTGATGAACAAAAAACAGTAGTAGATTTCTATGATAGAAAATTAATACCATATATACAAAAAACAAGAAAAGATGCAGAAATAGTAGAGTCAGACTGAGCTGAATGGATACAATTTGATCTAAAAGAAGAAGATAAATGACCAGTAGTAGCATTTAAAAAATCAACTACAGACAAGAAAAAAGAATTAAAAGACGATGAGAAATATTTTGAAGCGGTAGACAAAGCTTATGTCTTTAAGAGTCCATTAGCAAAGGAAATATCACAAACAGAAGGGCGAAAACTAATAGAAAAACAAGCAAAAAATGCTTGATTTGTTGCTGAATTCACTGACAAGATATTTACTGATGATTGACAGGAAGCTCTAGGATCATTTTTCAAAAATACAATTACATTAGCAAAAGATATTACTGACACTACAGCACAACATGAGTTATTTCATGGATTATTTAGATTAACAGATACAAAAACAAGAAAAGAGTTATTGGCAGAAGCAATGATATATTTAGATACAGATAATCAACTTATTGCTGAGGAGCGACTTGCTGAATCTTTTTGAGTATATGCTAGAAGATGACAAATAAAAGCTTTTGAATTAAAAAGATCAACATGAGTAGATTGATTTATTGAGAAAGTTATGGATTTCTTTCAACAAGTTTTTGAGTTCTTTCAAGCAATGAAAATTGATAGAGCATCAATCAACCAATTATTTGATGATATGATCGAAGGAAAATTCAAAGATGTAAAATGATTCAGTAGCTCAAAGATACCTAGCTCTGCTAAAACATATTATAAACTTCAAACAGATCCATACACAAGATCATACAATAATTATGTTGAGAGAGTACAAAAAATGGAAGCTAGGGAGCAGTTGATATGAACTGTTGCATGAAAGAAAGTTGATAAAGCACACTCTGATAAACAAAGCAAATCATGGAGAAAAGACCAAGAAAGTCTTATAGAATCTATATGACAAGAATTTGAATTAGATGCAAACGAAGCAGTAGATATGTATGATAAAATGGTTGATGATAGACAAATGAAATCAGATTCAAGAAAATCTTTCGATAAACAATTTGAAGAATATACAAAAAGATCAGAAGCAAATGCAGATCCATTGACTCAGGATCTTAATCCTATGGATGTAAAAGAGATAAATACAATATTAAATAACGATATATTAGAGACAGCAGAATTTTTTGAATCTCTACCAAAAAAAGAGAAAGAAGAATTTGACACAGTATTTTGAGTAAATCTTTGAGATCTTAAATGAGCAAATCTAACAGAACAGCAAAAGAAATGAGTATCTATATTTGGTTGAGCAATGCTAAAATCTAGAGCTAGATGAAATGAAATATCAGAAGTAGAGAATATATTGAGATGAAAAGATCTATTAAAAAAATCACAGATACTTAAAGATTGATATGGTAAATCAGAAGATTTCATCAACAAAGAATTATTGATTCCTAATAAAGAGATAAACGAAACATATTATGATGATAATGCAGTAAATGAGGACGAAGCTACTATGATCTTATGACATGGTAGATTTAAGGTTATGAAAGAAGTTCTACAATATATGAGATGAACTTTTAGACCATGAGGAACAATTATAGAAAATAGATCTCCAAAATTACGACAAGACTTCAAAGATCAAGTAGATTTTGAGGAAGAAGATAAAGTTATGAAATTATATGAAACTATAGATATTAGAGAAGATAAAATAGAACCTACAAAGAAATTAAAAAGATGAACTAGAAAAGCTCTAGCAAAGACTGAGAATATTCTAGAATTCTTATGAGTATTAGAAGATAGAGAAAAGGCAGATTTCTTAAAATTATGGTTATCAGCAAGATGACAAGATTTCAAGACATCTAAAGAGATATTAAAATCATATGGATTAGCACCAGCAGGGTTTGATAAAGCTCTAAAATTCTTTGATGAAGCATATATGGATCTTATCGAAGCTGGAATAGAAGTTTGATATAAAGAAAATTATTGGGCATCTATGATCAAAGATAGGCAATGATTATTAGAACACTTTAAAACAGATAAAGAATTACGAGGACACATAGAAAATGCAGTAGAAAGAGTAGAGAGGATCAGGGGGAAAATGTCTGATGCGGAGAAAGAAGATCTAAGGATAGCACTTATATCATGAGCAAGACCTGAATGATCAGATCTAAAATTATCGTTCACTCAAAAGAGGGTTTTGGAGACTCTAACAAAGGAGACAGCAAAATTCTACTTCAACATGAGAGAAAGTATGTCTAAATATATGAATCAATATGTTTCTAAGGTAACAATGGTAAAATTCCTTGAATCAAATTGGGATACAAAAGATGAACTAAATTCATTGGTAGTTAAAAAAGTTAAGTCTTATGTAAAAGATGGATTGGTAGATAAATGACAAGAAGAAATTGTTATTAAATATATGGTATCTCGTATAGGTTCAGATGTTACTACAGAACTGGTACAAAAATTAAAAGCACTTACATATACAGTAAAGATATGTAATTTTGCTAGTACAATGACACAATTATGAGACGTATGATTGGGAGCATCAGAATATTGAGTAAAGCCAGCCACAAAGAATTTCACAAGAGCTATGCTTTGAAAATCTATATTCAAAAAATCAGATGTTGTACACTCTATATCATCAGATGTTCCAATGTGAAAATCTAGCACAGAGCAGTTATTGACTAGGTTATTGACTATAACATGATTTACAAAAATGGATAGATATGGTAAAGAAGTTATATTAAATAGTGCATTTGATGAAGCAGTAAAATTAACAAAAAAATGAGATAAGAAGTTTATGAACTTTCTAAACAAATATTATTCAGAAGAACATGTAGAAAAACTTGTAGATGATTTCAAAAATAAGAGAAAGAATAAAAATACTAGACAATATGTATATGCTCAATTATGTAAGATCCAGCCACAAAGTCAGACAGAGATGACAAAAGCATATTGGGATCATCCATGAGGAATGAGATATTTATACACTCTGAAAACTTTTGCAATTAAGCAGACTGATTATGTATTAAATATGATCAAGAAGAATTATGAAACATATTCAGCACCTGTAGCAACATTAAAATCTATAAGATCAATATTATATATTATATTGTTTGGTATGCTGAAAGATGAATTAAAAAATATATTCTTAT